CCATGTATTATCTTGTTGCACCTCAGTATACAGCTGATGTAGAACGTAAACGTGCACTATATGTTCCATCAAGCGAGCAAGAAAATGATCCTGAAGTGCTTGAATTAATTAAATCGAGAGTGAAGTTATAATGCCTAATTGTCAGTATCAAATCATTGATCTTATTAATAACCTCGGTATCGGGGATCCAAATAACGGCGGCACAGATAAAATCTTTACTCATACCTTTGATCGGGTATATGGACCTGTATTAAACCGGTTTAAGAATAAGCCCGGAGTATTACTTGAACTAGGGGCTCGTTTCGGTGGCTCAGCCATGCTTTGGAGACATTTGTTACCAGAGTTTAGATTAGAACTTGTTGATATTGAGCCAGAAAATTTTAATCCAGCGTACATTCCTCTCCTTACTAATACACAGTTTAAACACTGTGATGCATATACTCAAGAAACCGTTAACTTTTATAAAGAACTGCACCCAGAAGGGTATGATGTTATTATTGAGGATGGTCCCCACACTCTTGACACACAAATTTATGCAGTACAGAATTACTGTGACCTTCTTAAGTCAGGTGGCGTTTTAGTTGTTGAAGATATTAGTGATATTGAGCATATCGATGAACTAATTAAGCATATCCCTATGGGACATTCATTTGAATATTTTGATCTTCGCGGTGTTAAAGGGCGTTTCGATGATATTGCTTTAGTTATTCGTAAAAAGAAACTTAAGCGTGAATCTAAGATCGTAATGATCGCGATGTTTAAGAATGAAGCACCTGTACTTCGCCGTATGCTTGATTCAACCCTCGGTCATTGCGATTACTATGTTATGCAGAATAATGGTTCGACAGACGGATCAGAAGAGATTGCTAGACAGTTCTTAGATGAGAATAATTTGCAAGGCGAGATCTATTTCTGCGAAGAAGGTTGGCAAGGCTTTGGATGGAATCGTGACCATTTAATTCGCTATTGTCAAGAGAAGACCAATCACGGCTGTGACTGGATTCTCAAGATGGATTGCGATGAGATTCTTGAAGTAGATGAGAATTTTGACTGGTCATTAATTGAAGATACTGAAGTACCAGGCTTCCATATTACCGCTGTTGCTGGTACTACGGTTTATCACCGCTGTTGGATGTGGAATGCTCGTATGCCATGGGGGTTTAATCACGACCCTTGCCATGAGACAATCTATCATCAAGAGATCGGCGAAGGGTTTCAACGTGTAGATCTACCACAAGGTATTCGTCAGATTGGTCTAAACGAAGGACAATCATGGTCTAATCCAACCAAGTTTGTTACAGATGCACTTACACTTGAAGAGAAAATGATCTCGGAAGGTGATATGCTTGAAGAGCATAGACAGTATCACTTCTGGTATATCGGTAAGTCATACTTCGACGCACATGAATGTCATACCTTTCCACTTGGTAATAATCATAAGCGAGAATATGCGCGCAGAGCTATCTGGTACTTTGCAGAATGGATTAAGCATGTATATAAAGATAAGCCTCTAGGTTTTAATGAATCTGCATATAATGGCTTGATTTTTTCTTCAGAAGCTCGTAGATTCTTAGGGGAGTGGGACGAGGCAGTTGCGACTTACAAACAAGCCGAAGTATTTGCCCCTATTCGCAACGATCACTTAATCGGGTTAGCACAGTGTTATGAGCATCTTAAGCAGTACGATAAGATGCTGGAAATAACTGAAAAGCTAATTGACCCTAAACGTAAAAACCCGTTCCCTCATAGTGCATCGTTTATTAATAACGAGCATTATGTAGATACAGGCACATTACCTGGTAGACTGCATAAGCTTGCACTTGATTATGTAGAGGCTCATAGAGCTAAACCTGCTTTGCCGTTCTATATCAACACAAGACAAGCTCAAGCAAGACGTATGTTTGTTGTTGATAACTTCTATGCTAATCCTGATGAGATTCGCAACTATGCTCTAACACAAGTTGAGTATGAAGAAGATAATAGATGGTATAAGGGCATGCGTTCTAAGACTGTTTATAGACCTGAAGGGCTTAAAGAATCATTTGAGCATATTATCGGACAAAAGATTGCTGACTTTGAATCAAGCTATAATGGCGTGTTTCAAATTATGCGTTCAAATGACCCTCAGGTATATCACTATGACACGCAGAAATGGGCTGGTATGATTTACCTCTCACCCAATGCTCCTATCGTATCAGGTACTCGTATGCATAGATCTAAGATTAACGGTACTCGTCATAGAGATGAACCAGATTGTGATACGGCATTCCAAGGGGACTTCTATGACTCAACAAAGTTTGATATAACGGATTCTGCCGCTAATATATACAATAGACTGTTAATTATGGATGCAGGTTCATTCCATTCAGCAGGCCCCTACTTCGGTAATACTATGGAATCAGGTAGACTTACCCACCTATTCTTCTTTGACTAAGGAAATATATAATGAAATTTAGTATTATTACCCCGGAACATGATCCGGCTAATATTCCTTTTCTACTTGAGCTATATGAGTCTATTCTTACTCAGACTTATGAAGACTGGGAATGGATTCTATATCTAAACAATAAGTGTACAATTGATCATATTCCTGATTGTATCAAGGTACATCCTAAGGTTAAGATCTTTCGTCAAGAATCAGATAATAAGAATATCGGGTTTATTAAAAACAAGGCCTTCAATCTAGGTACAGGGGATGTGCTAGTTGAAGTTGATCATGACGATCAGATTACACCGGATTGTCTGGAAGAGTTAGCTAAAGCTTATGAAGATGAAACGGTCGGCTTCGCATTTACCGATGCTGCTGTACTTCATATGACTGATGAGTTTGTCCCTTTTAACCCTGCATATGGCTGGACATACAGAACGTTTAACTGGAGAGGTAAAGAGCTCATTGCTATGAACTCATTCCCACCTTCATCGCAATCTGTTGGCTATATCTGGTATGCACCAGATCATGTTCGCTCATGGAGAACATCTCATTATAAAGAGATAGGCGGTCATAACCCTGAGCTCTCTATCTGTGATGATCATGAGCTGATGATTCGTACATATCTAACTACACGCATGTATCACATTCCAAAGGTATGTTATATCTACCGTATTACTGGTGATAATACTTGGCTCGAGCGTAATGAAGCTATTCAGAAAAAGACTATAGAACTCTTTAACCAGCATGCAAGAGCTCTAGCTGAAAGAGATGCAGAGCTGCGTGGACTACTAAAGGTAGATATTGGCGGTGGTCTGAATCCTGGATGGGCATTTATTGAGATCCCATCTACTGATGGGCGTGGTGCTTTCCAGGATCCTACTCATGTTTCGTATTGGAATGAGAACTCTTTCCTATACTATACTGACAAGTATCTTGCTGACTTTATCGATAACGATACTATTAGGTTCCAAGAATTTAGAAGAGAAACGTATTTCCCTAATGAATGGATGCAAAATATGGGTGTGTTAGTAACTACAGCATGGCTTGTTGCTAATAAGGATAAAGACGTTCGCGTACCTCATCTTCTAAAGATCTAAGGGACAATATAAGCTAAAAGCGCATCTTGATAAATAATAGAAACCAATATTAGGATGATGTAATGGCTGTTCCAACAACAAGAGATGAATTTAAAGAGTATTGCCTGCGTAAGCTAGGTAAGCCTGTAATTGAAATTAACGTTGATGACGATCAAGTAGATGATCGTATTGATGAAGCACTGCGCTACTATTGGGATTATCACTTCGATGGTACCGACAAGATCTACTATAAGCACCAAGTAACATCGCAAGATAAAACAAAGATTCAATAGACATAAGAATCGGGTATATATCGATATGGACTGGGAAATGATTAACAACGGAGAGTATCTCTTAATCGAGGCTTATGAAGTAGTAGATCCTGATACATGGAGTCAGATCTGGTCAGATCGCTGGCTACAAAACTATACTACAGAAAAAATTAAGTATCAGTGGGGTTCTAACCTAACCAAGTTTAATGGTATGAGTCTCCCAGGCGGTGTGCAGTTTAATGGGGAAAAAATTCTTAACGACTCCGCTGATGAGATTAGGAAGATGGAACAGGAAATGATCTCTTCGTATTCACTTCCTGTATCTGATATGATAGGCTAATCAAATGCCAAATATGTTTTTTAATAACTTTAATAGTTATAGTGAGCAGATGCTTATTGATGACCTCGTTGCTGAGAGTCTGTCAATATACGGGCATACTGTATACTATCTACCTAGAGATATTCAGAAGCGTGATGAGATCTGGTCGGAAGACTCACTTTCCTACTATCGCCTTGCACTTGAGTATGATATGTACATTAAGTCATATGACTCATATGAGGGTGATGGTACATTCTTATCTAAGTTCAATCTTGAAATTAGAGATCAGGTAACATTTACTGTTTCCCGTCGTGTCTTCGGCAATGAGATTGCATCGCAGCGCGCCGACATTCAGAGACCACGTGAAGGTGATCTTGTTTACTCTACAATGATGAAGCGTATCTTTGTTATTAAGTACGTAAATAGCACTGCAGTATACTATCAGCTAGGTGACTTGCAAACTTGGGATATTGTTTGCGAAGTTTGGGAATATTCAAACGAAAGATTTGACACAGGAGTCGATGAAATTGATGCTATTGAAACACAATACTCCGTTGCTAACGTATATGCTAACAATGTATATGAAGACGCTATGCTCGATGTATATGCACAGAATCAAGAGTTCCAAGAAGCGGGCACGAGTGTTGTAGATTGGACCTCTGTAGATCCATTCTCGGAGGGTAATGTATAATGTTTGTAGGTTCTAATGCATATGGCCATGGACTATTAAGAAAGTATGTCATCTACTTTGGTACGCTATTTAATAATATTTGGCTAAAGTACCTCTTAATTACGGCCCACGTGAGAAGTTCTTAGCAAGACTAGATGGCAACCCTAATCTAGAAAGATCTATTGCTACCCAGCTTCCAAGAATGACGTTTGAGATGACTGGACTATATTATGATCCAGCGCGTAAGTTAAACGCTGTTAATAGAACTACTGCACCGGTACCAGGCAATGAAGGTGTTACTAGATGGCAGTATCAACCTGTTCCATATAATATTGACTTCACCTTATCAATTATGGTTAAAAATATCGAAGATGGTACATACATCGTCGAGCAAATTTTACCATACTTTAATCCTGTTTGGACTGCAACGTTAAATCTTAACCCTGATCTTAATCAGAAGCATGACGTTCCTATAACTCTTGATAATATTACAAGTGAAGATACTTACGAAGGTGATTTCGTAAATAGAAGAGCTGTTATCTGGACTCTTTCGTTTACAATGAAGGGCTACTTCTTTGGTCCAACCAATCAAGCTAATGGTTCGATTATTAAAGAAATCGATATCAATCTTAAGGTACCTGGTAAAGGCATTTCTGTTGATAATGCTAACT